GGGCCAGCGCCGGCTGCTCGCACAGCACACGTTCCAGGCTGCGGCGCAGCAGGGTGGCGGGCAGGTCGGAATGGTCCATCCGGTCCGCCACGCGGCTGGCCAGGGCCGATTCCAGCGTCTCGTGCTGAAGCAGCGCCGCGTGCATGAAGCCCGCCAGCTCCGGCTCCCGCCGTGCCGCGTCCTCGGCCTCCCGACGGATGCGGGACCAGACCGGGTCCAGCCCTGCCATGCCGGAGGCCGGAATCTCGGGGTCGGGGCGGTGGGTGGCGTGCTGGGTCATCATAGCGGCCTCTCGGGCGGATCGGGCGTATATGGCCCGGCGGAGGGTCGCTGCCAGCATAACATGTGGCCCCGCCGACGCCACGTGGCGCGTTTAAGCGGCACAGGCTCTTGAAATCGGGGCCAAAGGCTGGGAGAAGAGCGGCGCGCACCGTGCGGGTGTGGTGGAATGGTAGACGCGGCGGACTCAAAAGCTTCTTCAATTATCTCCCTTCGGGGAGAAGTTCCCCACACGGCGCTAAATCCCTGGTTTTCCTTGTGATTTTCCAAGGACTTCCGGGCTAGCGCACCAAACCCCCCGACAATCGGATTTCTGAGACACGCGGCCTTGAGACAAAGGCCCGTGTCATCGGCTCCGCATGTCTCAATCTCTCCCAATCAGGAGCTTTCCCTCAGATGGAAACGATGACGCAGGCTGCCCGCCTCCAGGCCCAGATCGACGGCGCGGTGCAGGGACTCGGGAACCACTCCCCGGAACTGATCGAGCGCCAGCTGAAGCTGGAGGGTGAGATGCGTGAGGCTGCCGTGGACCGCGCCCAGCGGATCATCGACGCCGCCAAGCAGAGCGGCCAGGGCGCCGACCTCAAGGCCAACCGGCGGCTCACCTCGGCCTTCGTGGAGACCCTCGCCAAGAAGATCGAGGAGACCCTGGCCCACCAGAACGCCAAGGGCGGCCGCAGCATGTCCTCGCTGCCCTACCTGACCACCCTGCCGCCCACCTCCATCGCCTACCTGACCATCCGGGGCGTGCTGGACGCCATCCACGAGAACCCGCTGGTCCAGCAGGTCGCCCGCGTGGTGGCCGACACCATCGAGACGGAGTTCCGCGCCGGGCTGCTGGAGGCCGCCGACGAGGCCGCCTACAAGGCGATGATGGCCAAGATGCTGGCCCGGTCCCGCGTGCATACCAAGCACGCCGCCCGCCGCATCGACGCGGGTCTGAAGCACATCAAGCAGGTTGAGGCACACTGGCCCGCGCAGGAGAAGCTCCACCTGGGGATGCTCCTGATCGGCATGGTGGTCGAAGCCACGGGGCTGATCGAGATCCGCCGGGTCAAGCGCGGGGTCAACGACACCCCCAGCTGCCTCTTCCCGACCGCCGAGACGCTCGACTGGATGCGCTCCGAGGAGGGCCGCGAGCTTCTCTCCTACCCCGTGACGTGGCCCATGCTGCTGCCGCCGCGCTCCTGGCTGGACGAGGACGGCGGCTCCTACCTGTCGGGCAAGCCGCGCCTGCGCATGGTGAAGACGCACCTCAAGGGCTATCTGGAGGAGCTTGAGAACCTCGACCTCGACAAGGTGAAGCGCGCCCTGGATGCCGCCGCCCGCACCGGCTGGCGCGTCCAGAAGGACGTCTACGGGGTGTTCAAGGAGGTCTTCGAGCGCGGCCTGGATGTCGCTGGGCTGCCCAACGTGGACCTGATCCACTTCCCGGCGCGGCCCGAGGGTCTCGACAAGGACCACCCGGAGATCATCCGCTGGCGCATGGTCACGGCTCGCGCCCATGAGGCACGCAGCGCGGCGGTAGGCAAGGTGCGCGCCTCGGCGTCGGTCTTCGCCCTGGCCACCCGCTTCCTGAATGACACCTTCTTCTACCCGTACCAGATGGACTTCCGTGGCCGCCTGTATCCCGGCTGCCCGCACCTGTCCCCGCAGGGCAGCGACCTGTCCAAGGCCCTGCTGACCTTCGCGGAGGGCAAGCCGATCATCACCGAGGGCGCCCGCCGCTGGCTCGCCATCCATGTCGCCAACACCTGGGGCATGGACAAGGAGAGCCTCGACGACCGCGTGCGCTGGACCGAGGAGAACACGCCCCTGATCGTTGCGAGCGCGGAAGATCCCCTCGGGAACCTCTGGTGGGCCGACGCCGACAAGGGCAGCAAGCCCTGGCAGATGCTGGCCGCCTGCTTCGAGTGGGCTGGCTTCATCAAGAAGGGCTGGGGCTACGTCTCCTCCATCCCCATCGGCATGGACGCCACGGCCTCGGGCATCCAGCACTTCTCGGCCATGAAGCGCGACCCCAAGGGCGGCGCCCTGGTCAACCTCGTGCCCACCCCGAAGCCCTCCGACGCCTATGCGGCGGTGGCCGTGGTCGTGACGCGCAAGCTGGAGGAGATCCTGCTGGAGACCGTGGACACCCTGCCCGACGCCGTGAAGGCGAAGGTGCTGGCCCGCCAGAAGGCCGCCGAGGAGGCTGCTGAGAAGGCCGCTGAGGCCGCCGACGACGCGCTGGAGATGGAGCCGCAGGAGACCAAGAAGACCGGCCCCATGACGCTGGAGGAGGCGCTGAAGGAGCGCCAGGACATGGCCCGCGCGTGGCTGGCCTTCATCGTCAAGCGCTCCACGACCAAGCGGCCTGTGATGGTCCTGCCATACGGGGGCACCCTCAGCAGCTGCCGCGACTACGTCAAGGCGGACGTGGCGGAGCGTCTGGCGCGCGGCGAGGCCAACACCTTCCTGCCCTACCTCGACCTGCCCGCCCCGGCGGAGGACGAAGACCCTGGCGAGGCTGTGCGTCGCACCGCCGTGGCCGCCTGGAAGGCTTCCGGGTTCCTCGCGCCCATCGTCTGGGCCTCCATCAAGGAGACCGTGGAGGGCGCCCGCACCGTCATGGACTGGCTCCAGTCGGCTGCCTCCCAGGCGGCCAACGAGGGTCTGCCCATCGTCTGGACCACCCCGGATGGCTTCGTGGTGAACCAGGCCTACCCGGACTTCTCCACCCGCCGCGTCAAGACCCGCCTCTGCGGCTCCCTGGTGTTCATCACCATGGCCGAGAACGACGAGACGGCCCTGTCCAAGAGCCGTCAGCGCAACGGCATCGTGCCGAACCTCGTCCACTCCATGGATGGGTGTCAGGCCCGCATGGGCGTGCTGCGGGCGGTGGACATGGGCGTGTCGTCCTTCGCCCTGATCCATGACAGCTTCGGCACCGTGGCCGCCGACTGCGAGGCGCTGGGCGTGGCGATGCGGCAGGCCTTCGTGGACCTCTACACCGGCTACTGCCCGCTGAAGGCGCTCGACAAGAGCATCCGCGAGGTTCTGTCGGAGAAGCTCCAGGCCAAGCTGAAGGAGATCCCCGAGCAGGAAGACTTGGATCTGTCCCTGGTCCTCGCCTCGCCCTATTTCATTTCATAATCTCTCCTTTAAGGGAGAGTTCCCCTGTAAGGATATGTCAAGAGCGTGAGCGGGGCGAGGTTAGGTTGCACCAGTTGAGAAGACCTCCGGGTCTCCTCGGCTGGCCCGCCTCCCACGAGGTTAGGTTGCACCACTTGAGAAGACCTCCGGGTCACCTCGGGCCACCTGCCGTGAGGTTAGGTTGCACCAGTTGAGGAAGACGCTCCGACGTCCACCCTCCGCATCCTGCCAGTTAGGTTGCACCAGTTGAGGAAGACCCTCCGCCTCCTGCGGTCCCATGAGGGGATGATAGGGGAGCTTTAAGATGCCCTTGTAGGTGCCTCTTAGGTTTCCCTGCTTCCTACTCCTTCCTGTCCTCACCTTTAACCTTTCCATCTGAAGGGAACCTTCATGCCCAAGTCTCGCAAGCCGTCCATCACCATCCGTGCTGGCGCTTCCGGCTACACCGTCGCCACCGCCGATGGTGGTGTCGCTGACCTCCGCAACGCGGACATGCACAACATGACCCGCCGCTTCATCCGTCGTGGGGTCGAGATCCAGCACGCCGCCCGCAAGGCGCGCTGATGCTGGGCGCCTTCCTGCTGCTCCTGATCCTTTTCCTCCTGAACGACGGGGTCGAAGACTGACCATGAAGCTGAACCGCGATCTGCTGAACACCGTGCCGCTGCGGAAGGCGGCCAACGCCTGCGTGGCGGTGGTCGATGCCATCCAAGACTTCCCCAAGGAGGTCCAGGCCGTGGCCATCGCAGCCACCTTCGTCCTCCTGGCGGAGCGCTTCGGCCTCCCCGCCCAGGATCTGATGACGGTCACCAGCAACGTCATGAACCACGCCGAGGGCCGCCGGGCTGAGTTCCAGGCTGTCTCCCGCTACCTGAAGACGGAGGTCTAAGACCCGATGCCGAACATCGCCCCGCCGCCGACCGCCGCTCCCGCTGGCCTGAAGCGCCGCACGGTCTTCGAGATCGCCCACCCCTCCATGCTCCATGTGGGCGTCGAGCTTTCCCAGGATGGCAAGGCCGTCGAGATGGACACCCAGATGGGCACCCTGGCCATCTCGGTGGACCGGGTGGACGCCCTGATCCACGCCCTGCGGGTGCTGAAGGAGGAGGCGGGCGAATGATCCCGATCCCCGTCATCCCGCCCAAGGAGATCCTCCTGGCGCTCCTTCAGGACGCCAAGGATGCTGCGAAGGAGCGCCTGGAGCACGCCCTGTGGCGCCTCGACCGGGCCACCAACTACCGCAGCATGCGCCTCTACAAGCTCCGCCTCCGTCTGCTGGGAGCGCGCTGACACCATGCTTCGTCTTGCGATGGAACTGATCCGCCAGGGGCTTCCGCTCCCGGTGGACGTACACGCACGTCTGGTGGCCAAGGGCTACGACGTGGAAACCCTGGTGCGGAAGCACTCCCCCTAAGCAACCCCTCGGGCGCCCTAGCTGCGCCTGAACCTCTCCTCAATCGGGACCGCTCCGCAAGCGGCCCTTTCTCTACGAAGGAACAACCATGGCCACCATCACCACCCCGCGCGGCGTCTTCGTTTGGCCGAAGCTGAACGCCCCGGATTTCAAGTTCAACTCCGCTGGCGCCTTCCAGTGCAAGCTGCGGCTCGTCAAGGACAAGGCCCAGGGCCTGATCGACAAGCTCCAGCCGCTGCATGATCAGGCGGTCGAGGACGCCAAGGCCAAGATGGCCGAGATGAAGCCTGCCGACCGCAAGAAGGCGGAGCAGAAGTGGCAGGTCCACCCGCTCTATCAGGACGTGCTGGACGAGGAAGGCGACGAGACCGGCGAGGTCGAGTTCAACTTCAAGATGACCCACTCGGGCACCTCGAAGAAGACCGGCAAGCCCTGGAAGCGCGTCCCCAAGGTGTTCGACGCCAAGGGCAACGAGGTCAAGCTGTTCGACAAGAACCGCGAGCCGCTGCGCAACGCCCCGCAGATCTGGGGCGGCACCGAGGGCCGCATCTCGTTCGAGGCCTCGCCCTTCTACATGCCCGCCACGGGCTGCGGCCTGAGCCTGCGCCTGGAGGGCGTCCAGATCATCGTCCTGCGTAGCGGCGGCGGCAAGTCGGCCAGCGAGATGGGCTTCGGCCGCGAGGAAGACGACGATGGCTTCGACGCCAACGAGCAGTCCTACTCCGCCGACGAGGACGGCGAGGGCGGCTCCAGCGGCGGCTCCTCGGATGACGATGACACCGACTTCTAAGCCGGGATCGCGGGCCGCCTGACATGGCCGCCCCGAAGGCTTCCAAGTTCGCGAAGGCTCTGGCCCTGGGCTACCGCTCAGGGCTGGAGGTCGCCGTCTCCAAGTTCCTCGACGAGCGTGGCATCCCCTACGAGTACGAGCAGCACACGCTGCCCTACACGCAGGAGCACACCTACACCCCCGACTTCTACCTGCCGAAGAAGACCGGCGGCTTCATGATCGTGGAGACGAAGGGCTACTTCGCCTCCGGTGATCGCGGGAAGATGCGGCGCATCAAGGCGCAGCACCCTGGCCTGGACATCCGCTTCGTGTTCAGCAAGCCGCAGAACCGCCTCGGCAAGCGATCCACGACCACCTACGCGATGTGGGCGGAGCAGCATGGGTTCCCCTGGGCTGCCGTGAAGATCCCCGAGGAGTGGCTGGCGGAGGTCGCGTCGTGAGGCCGATCACCCAGCTGGTGGTCCATTGCTCCGCCACCCAGGCCAAGGCCGACGTGGGCGTGAAGGAGATCGACCGTTGGCACCGCCAGCGCGGCTTCCTGCGCATCGGCTACCACTTCGTCATCCGCCGCGACGGCACCCTGGAGACGGGGCGCCCGCTGGAACAGATCGGCGCGCACGTCTCTGGCCACAATAAAGAGTCCATCGGCATCTGTCTGGTGGGCGGTGTACAAGAAGACGGCAAGACCGCCGAGAACAACTTCACTTCGGAACAGTTCACGCAACTGGCTGCGTTACTGCGCAAGCTCCGCGAGGACTATCCGAATACCGAAATCCGCGGCCACCGGGACTTCCCGCGCGTGGCCAAGGACTGCCCCAGCTTCGACGTGAAGACCTGGCTGGGCACCGTCAACATCAATCCCAAAGGAAACTGAAACATCTCTCTGGCTCGCGTCGATATCACCACCCTGGGCGCCAAGCCCGGCCTGACTACCGATATCGGCCCCATCATCCAGCAGGTTCTTGACAGCGGCAAGTCGCCCTTCATCCCCGCTGGCGACTGGCGCCTCGGCTCCACGGTCGCATTCCGCTGCTCCAGCCAGCGCATCTACGGCGCAGGAAGCGGCCTCGGCGGCGGCACCGTGGTGCTGCTCAACCCGGCGGCCCCGTACGCCTCCAACATCACCATGATCGGCTCCTGGGGCACCTTCGGGGACGTCGGCGTGGAGGACATCCAGTTCCGCAACCCACGCACGGGCGCGGTGGACGGCAACGGCCATCCGATCTGGGCGCACCAAGGCGTCGTGATGAACTTTGAAGGCCCCCTGCATGCGCCGCAGATGACCTTCTACGTCTCCAACGTCTACATGTGGGAGTGCTGGAACGGCATCCGCGCCGCGCACTTCAACTCGTCCGAGATCCGCAACGTCACCATGCAGGCGATGGCGGGCGACTGGGGCATCTATGCCTACGGCGCCAGCGAGGCGGGACGCTGTGACCAGCTGAAGCTGTCCAACATCAACTACAGCGCCAACGACACGGCCCGCCTCTACAACCGGGGCACGGGCTACTGGATCGACGGCTTCGTCCACACCATCCAGTTCAACCGCGTCGTGGCGGTCACGCCCTACATCGGCTGGCAGTTCACCAACTCGCCCGGCCTCCCGGCGGGGCAGCAGCCCAACTTCCTGATCGGTGACGATCTGGAGGTGGACTTCCCGAAGTACCACGCGATCTACGCCACCCATCTGGATGGCTTCTTCGTCACCAACCTCTACCTGCATGGCTCCCAGCAGGGCAGCGGCTTGGTGGTGGCCAACCCGAACATCGACATGGTCAAGCGCATCCGCGTCACGCAGGCCAAGATCACCGACCACGCGGGCGACAACGTGCGCCTGCTCTGCGACGATGCCGAGTTCCATTCGGTGGAAGCCACCGGCTGGACGACTGGCGTGGCGGTCCTCGCCGGGACGCAACGCTTCTTCGCCGTGGGCGGAGAGTACGGCGGGCGCCGTGGCGTCAGCGCTCCCTGGGGCGTCTGGCGTGAGAACCCCGCCACCTGGGTGAGCCTCACCGCCGCCAAGTTGGACGGCCACCTGGGCGCCCACAACATCACCTGACCGCCGGTTAGGTTGCACCAGTTGAGGAGCACGTAGCTCCCACCCTCAGCCTCCCAGGTTCGCCTGGGGGGCTTTTCCTGTTTCCCCTTCCTCACACCGGAGATCCCTCATGGCCCGTCGTAACGGTCTGTCCCAGCTTGCCTTCCTGCGCCGCCATCTGGCCCAGGGCAACACGATCACCCGCCTCCAGGGCATGCACTACGGCATCGCCAACCTCACCGCCCGCATCGCTGACCTCCGCAACGAGGGCTGGCAGGTGGACTGCGAGTGGCGCCAGGACGCCGAGGGCGCCGAGTATGGCGTGTTCTCGCTGACCGCAAGCGAGCGCCCGATCATGCTCCGCGAGATCGCCCAGGCGGCCTGAAGGTCACCGTGGAGGAAGACTTCGAGACCACGCTGTCAGTCGGCAGCGCGGTGGGTTTGGGTGTCGGCTCCGGTCGCCGCCCTCCCCGTCCCGAGTTCTGGATCGGCTTCCACGTCGCGGCTCCCGGCCCCTCCCGAGAGGACGGCTATGCGCCACCTAAGGCGCCCCGGAAGCGGCGTTGAAGGACCACCAGAACTCCTCCTTCGTCTGCCATGAACCCTGCCCGAAGTGCGGCTCCAGCGATGCGCTGGCCCGCTACTCGGACGGCCATGGCTACTGCTGGTCCTGCCGGGCCTACGAGGCCCCGAGCGCCGACGCCACACCGAACAATCGAAAGGCTACCAAACGCATGGCTGGGGATCTGATCCCTATGGGCGATGTGGCGCCGCTGCTCGCCCGGAAGATCACCGAAGAGACAGCCGCCAAGTGGCGCTACACGCGCTCCACCTTCAAGGACAAGACCGTTCAGGTCGCCAACTACTTCGACGACGAGGGCACCCTGGTGGCGCAGAAGCTGCGCTTCAAGACCGCCCCCGGCGAGAAGAAGGACATGACCACCCGAGGCGACCTCAAGGCCGCCGGTCTCTACGGCAAGTGGCTGTGGCGGGACCGGGGCAAGATGATCGTCATCACCGAGGGTGAGATCGACGCGCTCTCCGTCTCCCAGGTCCAGGCCAACAAGTGGCCCGTGGTGTCCGTCCCGAACGGCGCCCAGGGCGCGGCCAAGTCCATCTCGGAGAACCTCGAATGGCTCCTGGGCTTCGAGACGATCATCCTGATGCTGGACAACGACGAGCACGGCAACGCCGCCGTCAAGGAGTGCGCTCCGCTGTTCCCGCCGGGCCGCGTCAAGATCGCCCGGCTGCCCCTCAAGGACGCCAACGACATGCTCAAGGCGGGCCGTGGGGCGGAGATCGTAGACGCGATCTGGGGCGCCAAGGTGTGGCGACCGGACGGCATCGTGCGGGTCTCGGATATCAAGGCGGATGCCCTGATGCCGATCCAGCGCGGCCTCCCCTGGTTCCTGCCGAAGATGACCGAGTGGACCTACGGCCGCCGCTATGGCGAGGCCTATGCCCTCGGCGCTGGCACGGGTGTCGGCAAGACCGAACTCTTCACCCACCAGATCGAATACGACATCAACACCCTGAAGCAGCCCGTCGCCCTGTTCTTCCTTGAGCAGGAGCCGAAGGAGACGCTTCTGCGGGTCGCCGGGAAGTTCAAGGGGAAGCCCTTCCACATCCCCGATGAAGGCTGGACGCAGGAGGAACTGGCGGAGGCTCTCGACGAGCTTGAGAAGACCGACCGGCTGATCCTCTACAACCACTTCGGCTCCATCGACTGGGACGAGATCCGCGACCGGATGCGCTTCCTGCGCCACTCCGAGAACGTCCGTCTCTTCTATCTCGACCACCTTACCGCCCTGGCAGCGCACGACCCCGAGAACGAGCGCACGCTGCTGGAGAAGGTGATGGGCGAGATCGGCTCGCTGGTGAAGGAGCTGGGCATCGTCCTGCACTTCATCTCCCACCTGACCACCCCCGAGGGCAAGAGCCACGAGGAGGGTGGCCGCGTCACGATCCGCCAGTTCAAGGGCGCCCGCGCCATCGGGTTCTGGAGCCACTTCATGTTTGGCCTGGAGCGCGACCAGCAGGCGGACAGCCCTGAGGCCCGCGCCACCACCATCCTGCGGTGCCTGAAGGATCGCTACACGGGCCGCTCAACCGGCCTCACCGCCGCCCTGCGATACAACCGAGACGCCTGTCGCCTGGAGGAAGCGCCCGATGACGGCTGCCCATTCCCCTCCGCAGACGACGACTGTCCCTTCTGAGGAGACATCCTTGCTGGACCTCGCCCTCTATCTCGCCGCCTGCGCGGCCTTCTTCACCGGCCACTTCTGGACCGGCCTCGCCTTCCTGACCCTCGGCACGCTCGCCTCCGGGGTCTCCATCGTGCTGACCTGGGAGCGCGGCTGAAGTGCCCCGCACGCCCACCCTGTCCTTCCTCGTCGGCTTGCCCGGCGCAGGGAAGTCCACCTTCCGCGCCAAGCTGGAGGCCGCCAACCGCAATCTGAAGGTCGTCTCCACCGACGACATGATCGAGATCTACGCGGACGCCAAGGGCCTGACCTACAGCCAGGTCTTCGCGGAAGTGGACATGGCCTCCTTCGAGCGCCGCGCCCTGGAACTGACCGCCGACTACACCAGCCTGGGCTACGACGTGCTGATCGACCGCGTGAACCTGCGCCGCGTCAGCCGCCAACGGTTCATCACCGAGACACCTCTGGGCACCCACAAGGTCGCCTACGTCTTCCATGTGCCGCCTGACGAACACTGGCGCCGCCTCAAGGAGCGCGGCCAGCGCACCGGCAAGGTGATCCCCTGGGCCGTCGTGGAGCACATGCGCTCCGTCTACGACCCGCCCGTCCATAGCGACTTCGACGAGATCCACATCGTGGACCACGTCACGGGCACCGCAACCCCATTCGAGAGGACTGTCTGAGATGCTGGAGACTTTGCGACAAGCGTTCGCCATCTACGCTCTGGTCCCCCTGGCGTTCCTGCTGGTTGGCGTATTCCTGGCCCTCCCCTTCGTGCTGATCCTGGGTGTCCCCCTGTCAGCCGTGGCGGCTATCGCGGGGTTCATGGGCCTCGTCATCGGGCACGCCGCTACGCTGGTCTACGTCATTGCCGTGGGCTTCCACGCGGTGTCCCAGTGAACCTCACCGCCCGTGAGAAGCTGCTGCTCGCCCTGACCGTCTACGGGGAAGCCCGTGGCGAGAGCGAGCAGGGCCGCATCGCCGTCGCCCAGGTGATCCTGAACCGCGCCTCGCGCCCCCGCTGGTGGGGCAAGAGCGTCGAGGAGGTGATCCTGAAGCCCTACCAGTTCTCTTGCTGGAACGTGGGCGACCCGAACGCTGTGCTCCTGCGCGGCGCCATGAACGGCATCAACTCGATCACCGAGACCAACGCCTTCATCGCCTGCACGGCCGCCGTCATGGAGGCCCAGCTGCTGCGCTTCGACCTGACCAACGGCGCCGACCACTACTGCACCCACAAGGTGCGCCCCTCTTGGTTCAGCCAGGAGAAGGTCACGGCCCGCATCGGTGGCCACGTTTTCTTCCGCCTGGAGGCTTAACCCTTGATCACAACCGCCATTGACGTCCGCGACGGTGACGTCGTCATCCGCACCCCAGGGTCTGACGGGTTCACCCCGCTGATGCGGAAGGAACACCAGAGCAGCCTCGCTCACGTCACCCAGGCCATCCGCATCGCCTACTCCCAGGGCCGCGAGGATGCCACCAAGCAGGTCCAGCTGACCCTGCGGGGCGCCCTAGGCCTGTGACCGAAACCCTCCGCTAAAGGAGCCTTCCCGCATCTCTCTCCGCCGCCTCGTCTTCGACATCGAGACGAACGGGCTGCTGCCGGGGGTCTCAACCCTCCACACCCTGGTCATCCGCGACATCGACCGAGGCGAAGCGTGGAGTTGCTGTGACCAGCCCGGCTACCTGCCCCTGGACAAAGGCTTGGAGATCCTCCGCGAGGCGGACCTCCTCATCGGCCACAACATCATCAAGTACGACCTCCCGGTCCTCAAGCTGCTCCGGGGATGGCTGCCGAAACCCGGCGCCCAGGTCTACGACACCCTCATCGCGGCCACCCTGGCTTGGCCTGGGGACCGCCTGAAGTTCGCTGACGCGAAGCTGGTCAAGCGCGCCCAGCTGCCCGCCAAGCTCCTCGGCCGATACAGCCTGGAGAGCTTCGGCTACCGCCTCCGGTGCCTCAAGGGCGAATACAAGGGCGGCTGGGAGGCCTGGAACCAAGACATGCAGGACTACGCCGATCAAGACGGCGTGGTCACCGAGAAGCTGTTCGAGGTTCTCCAGAAGAAAGAGATCCCCCAGGTCGCCTTCGACTTGGAGCAGCAAGTCGCCGCCATCATTTCCGATCAGGAAGTTCATGGCGTCTACTTCGACGTCCGCGCTGCGGAGAAGCTCTACGCTGTCCTCTCGGCGGAGCGTGCGGATCTCACGGGTGTCCTTCAGGAGACCTTCCTGCCCCGCGTCATTCGCGGCGAGGAGGTGGTCCCGGTGCGCGGCGACAAGCGCCTGGGCTACGTCAAGGGCGCCGCCTTCACCCGCGTGAAGATCAAGACCTTCAACCCCGGCTCCCGCGAACAGTGCGTATGGCACCTGAAGCGGCTGGGGTGGGAACCCGACACCTTCACCAAGGCGGGCGCCCCGAAGCTCGACGACGCGATCCTCTCGGATCTGCCCTATCCCGAGGCCAAGCCGCTGGCCCGGTACTTCCTGCTCTCCAAGCTGCTGGGGATGCTGGGCGACGGAGACAATGCGTGGCTCCGCTCCGTCACCGCCCTGGGCAAGATCCACGGCGAGGTCAACACCAACGCAGCTGTCACCGGCCGCGCCACGCACCGCGAGCCGAACCTCGCCCAGGTGCCGAAGGTCAAGAAGAACAAGGACGGCTCCATCGCCCTCATGGCGGCGGGCAAGTACGGCTTCGAGTGCCGGTCCCTGTTCATCCAGCCGCCGATGCCTGGATACACCATGGTGGGTGCCGACTGCTCCGGGCTGGAGCTTCGGGTCTTCGCCCACTATTTGGCCCCACTGGACGGTGGGAACTATGTCCGCGTCGTCACCGAAGGCGACGTTCACACGACGAACCAGCTGGCCGCTGGTCTCCCCAACCGCGACAACGCCAAGACCTTCATCTACGCCCTGATCTACGGGGCCGGTGACGCCAAACTTGGCTCCATCGTGGGCAAGGGCAAGGCCGCTGGTGCCAAGCTCCGCAAGGCGTTCCTCGAAGCCATCCCCGGCATGAAGAGGCTGGTCGAGCTAGTCGCCAAGAAGGCCACCCAGCGCGGCTTCCTTGTCGGCCTGGACGGCCGGAAGCTCTACGTCCGCAAGGCGCACGCCGCCCTGAACCTCCTCTTCCAATCCGCTGGCGCGCTGATTTGCAAGCAATGGATGGTCGAGGTGCGGAAGGCCGCCGCCGCCGCCGGGCTGACCGCCGGGGAAGACTTTATCCAAGTCCTTTGGGTCCATGACGAAATCCAAGTTTACGTCAAGGACGAACATGTCGATCTGTTCAAACGCATCGCTGTAGATGCCACAGCCGCCGCTGGCGACTTCTTCAAGATCCGCTGCCCCCTCACCGGGGAAGCCAAGGCGGGTAGCTCCTGGGCCGAGACGCACTGAGCAGGGGGAGCAAGACTTCCTCCGCTGGTGCGCGGGCTACTTCGACGGGGAGGGCTGCGTGACGTGGGGTGGTGGGCTTCAGGTCCACATCACCAACACGCACCTGCCCACCCTGGAGATCATCCAAGAGCGTCTTGGGGGCCGCATCTACCGCCCCACCAAATCCGACAACCCAAGGTTCCGCCCCTGCCATCGGCTGGTGTGGACCGGCGCCAACGCCGAGCGCGTTCTCGCCACCCTCGCTCCCCTGCTCCGCGAGAAGCGGGACCAAGCCTTCCTCGCCCTCCAGGCGCGGCGGCTGGTGAAGGCGGAGCGCGAGCCAATCCTGGCGCAACTCAAAGCCCTGAAGAAGGCCATCCACCCATGACCCAGAAGGTCGTCCTGACCGCTGAATACACGCTCGAAGGGGTCTCCCCGGAGAACGTCGAGCGCGCCCGCGCCACCTTCCTCGAAGCCCTCCAGCGCGGCTCCCTCAACCCGTTCCTGGCGACCGCCCCGTTGATCGGCAAGCTGTCCGTCAAGGGGAGCGTCGAGGTGCCTGAGGAGCGGAAGACGCGGACCAAGGCGCCCGCCGCCTGATGGCCAACCGTCTCCTGATCATCGACGGGGACGCCGTAGCCTACCGCCAGTCCGCTGGCGCCCAGAAGCAGATCCAGCTGGAGGCGGAGGAGGACGGCGCCGAGCCGACCACCCTGCGCTTCCACGACACCGCCGACGTCGAGCAGGTGGTGGACAGCGCCATGGCTGCCCTGATCCAGGCCTACAAGCCGACCAAGACGGTCGTCGCGCTGTCGGACGAGGTCAACTTCCGCATCCAGCTGTGCCCCACCTACAAGGGCAACCGGAGCGATGTGCTGCGCCCCACGGGGCTGGCCGACGCGAAGGAATACCTGGCTGCCAACTGGCCGCTGATGAAGCTGGCCCGGCTGGAAGCCGACGACACCATGGGCATCGCCGCGACACGCCCGGACCTCCTCTCGAAATACGACGAGGTGGTCCTGTGCAGCGACGACAAGGACATGCGGACCATCCCGTGTCTGCTGGGTTCCATGTTCCACGGCAAGGTCGGCACGGTGGTCAAGGTGTCCGCTGAGGAGGCCGACAACTGGCACCTCATGCAGACCCTCATGGGCGACACCGCCGATGGCTACAAGGGCTGCCCTGGCATCGGCATCAAGCGCGCCGAAGCGATCCTCAAAGACCCCGAAGGTTCCCCTTGGGAGGCCGTGGTTGCGGCCTTCGAGAGCAAGGGGCTGACCGAAGAGGACGCCCTCCTGCAAGCCCGCCTCGCCCGCATCCTGCGTCACGGCGATTACAACCCGAAACGAATGACGGTGCGGCTCTGGAAGCCCGCCAAGGAGAACGCATGAGCGGCTGCAAGAGCGCAGACTGGTGCGAGCGGAATGGATGCGAAGGCGCCTGCGTCGTGTCCGCTGATCAGACCAAGGCGCCGAACCTGAAATCGGGCATGGTGGTGCAATACGACGACCAGCCCTGGACGGTCCTGTGGATCTATTCCGGCGGCGAGCAGGTCCGTCTGCGCCCCTTCGGCATGACCCGCCCGGCCGAGGACTTCACCGCCTCCCGCCGCCTTGTGCGGCCAATGGGCGCCCAGGAGGTCTCGGATCTGGTCGAGGTCGCCAGTGCGGAGGAGCCTGCTGCGCCACCCGCTTCCGACAACGTCTTCCGCCCCATCCACTACGCCCGGTTCGCCATCGAGCCGATCACCTTCATCATCGCCAACGGCCTCGACTTCCTGACGGGCAACGTCATCAAGTACACGATGCGGCACGACGCCAAGAACGGCCTCGAAGACTTGAAGAAGGCGCGTCGTTACATCGACCTCATGATCGAGCGTGAGGAGCGGAAGCAGCGCGGCGAAGTGCTGCGGATGGCTCCGGTCTGATGGCGGAAGCCCTCGTCACCCAGGCGCTGATCGACGAGGTCGCCAGGGTCTTCTCTACGGAGATCCCCGAAGACATCCCGAAGCGCACCCAGGTGGCCCGCATCATGGGCCGCCGCGACGTCCTCCGCTTCCTCGTCACCCTGCGGGACCGCGAGCAGCGGGACAAGGACGACACCCCCATCCCATCCATGATCTGAAGGAACACGCCATGTGCATGTCTTCCCCCAAGACGCCTGAGGCCTCCGCGCCTCCGCCGCCGCCCCCGCCCGAGGACGCCCCCGTGCTGGATGCCGGGACCAGCGACGAGGGCCGCAAGGTCAACAAGGCTCGCCTCGGCAAGAGCGCCCTGCGGACTGACCTCTCCATCGGAACCGGCGGATCGGGCCTCTCTATCCCGGCCTGATGCACGGGTCTGACACCGCGAAGTCCCGCTACATGGCCCTGGCTATGCAGCGCAGCGCTTTCGAGCAGCGCGCACGGGACTGCGCAAAGTATACCATCCCCTCGATCTTCCCACCGGAAGGCTTCGGCGCCACCAGCAAGCTGGTCACGCCCTGGCAGTCGGTCGGAGCGCGCGGGGTCAACAACCTGTCCGCGAAGCTGCTGCTCTCGCTGATGCCCCCCAACAGCCCGTTCTTCACGCTCAAGCTGGACGACTTCAAGGCCCAGCGCCTGGGAGCCAAGAGCCGGGGCGCCTTCGAGCAGGCCCTCGACCGGATCACCCGTGCGGTGACCACCGAGTTCGAGGCCACGGCCACCCGCGTGAAGATCCACGAGGTGATCCGGCTGCTGGTCGTGACCGGCAACGCCCTCCTCTTCTGCGACCCCGAAGGTGGCGCCAGGACATACCGCCTGGACAACTACGTGGTCCGCCGGGACGACGCGGGGCATCCCCTGCTGATCATCCTGAAGGACGACTACGCGCCCGAGAGCCTCCCTGCGGAGGTCCGGGAGTTCGCCAAGGTGGACGCCCCGAAGGGCCATGGCGCCGCCGCCGAGGACAAGCGCGTCTCCGTCTTCACCGTGTGCGCCCGCCAGGGTGACCAGTGGGACGTCTGGCAGGAGTGCAACGACGTCACCCTCCCCGGTGGCGGCACCTATCCCATCGACCGCTGCCCCATGCTGGCTCTCCGCTTCTCCTCCCAGCCCGGCGAGGACTACGGGCGGAGCTACGTCGAGGAGTACCTGGGCGACCTGATCTCCCTCGAAGGCCTCTCCAGGGCCATCGTGGAAGGCGCCGCCATCGCCTCGAAGACCGTCTGGCTGGTGCGGCCGAACTCCACCACGCGCCCCTCCGCCCTCGCGAACGCCCCCAACGGCGCCATCGTGGAAGGCAGCGAGGGCGACGTGACGGTGGTCCAGGCCAACCGCGCAGCTGACCTCCGGGCGGTGCAGGAGGTGATCCAGCAGATCACCCAGCGGCTCGCCTACGCCTTCCTGATGAACCAGGCCGTCCAACGTCCGGGTGACCGGGTGACGGCGGAGGAGATCAGGATCATGGCGCAGGATCTGGAGACCGCCCTGGGCGGCATCTACTCGCTGCTCGCGGTGGAACTCCAGCTGCCCCTGGTCAACCAGACCATGTGGGGCATGGAGCAGCGCGGCATCCTCCCGCCGCTCCCCAAGGGCGACGTGAAGCCCGCCGTGGTGACCGGCATCGAAGCCCTGGGTCGGGGCAACGACCTGAACAAGCTGGACCTCCTGATCAGCGGCTCCATGCAGGCGCTGGGGGCCGAGGCCGTCGCCGCCCGCGTGGACGTCGGGGAATACATCTCCCGCCGCGCCGCCGCCCTGGGCATCGACACGCAGGGCCTGATCCTCTCCGACGCGCAGATCCAGCAGCAGCAGCAGCAGGCCCAGATGCAGCAGATGATCGAGAAGCTGGGACCGAACGCCATCAACGCCTTCGGCAAGATTGCCGGGGACCAACTCGCCAACAAGGAAGGATAAGACTTGAGCCTGAAGATCGAAGCTCCCGCCGCCGCCGCCCCGCAGGCTGCCACCACCACCACCACCGCTGCCCCCGCGCAGGTCCAGGCGCCCGCCGCCGATCCGCAGCCGGGCACCCCGGAATACGATGCGGCGATGATCGCCCGTGGCGCTGGGGTGCAAATCCGCGGCGTCCAGCCGGGCACCCCGCCCACCGAGGCGGCCACCCAGGAGGCCCCGGAGCGCCCCGAGTGGCTGCCCGAGAAGTTCTCCAACCCCGAGGCCCTGGCCAAGGCGTACAAGGAGCTTGAGGCGAAGCTGGGCGCTCCCAAGGAGGCCGCCCCGGCTGCCACCCCGGAGACCCCTGCTGCGGGCACCGCCGAGGCCGCCGTGGCCAATGCGGGCCTGGACATGTCCACCCTCTCGGCAGAGTTCGCCCAGACGGGCAGCCTGTCCGAGGACAGCTACACCAAGCTGGAGAAGGCGGGCATCCCGCGCGCCATGGTGGACAGCTACATCGACGGTCAGCTGGCCGTGGCGGAGCGTCAGGCGCAGGAAGCCCTGGCCACCGTGGGCGGCAAGGAAGCCTACACCCAGATGACCGCCTGGGCGCAGCAGGCCTTCTCCGCCGAGGAGACCGCCGCCTACAACCGTATGGTCAACTCCGGCGACCCCTCGGTCGTGAAGATGGCCGTGGCCAGCCTGAAGGCGCGCTACACCGCCGAGCGTGGCTCCGCGCCGCAGCTGGTGCGCGGTGACCGTGCCGAGGCCCCTGGCGGTGCGGGCTTCCGCTCCACCCAGGAGATGATGGCCGCGATGTCTGACAGCCGGTACGGCCGCGATCCGGCCTACACCCGCGACGTCGAGCGCCGCGCCACCGCCCTCAGCAGCCTCTCGGGCATCTCCGTCCGCGTCGTCCGCTGAGGTTAGGTTGCACGTAGAGAGGAACAGACACTGAGGATTACCTCTTAGGTTCATCCTAAGGGGCACCTCAGGTTCCTCTTGAGTGCATCCCGCTCCGCAGCCCCTCCCTTGGAAGCTGTGGCCTGAACAGACAGGCCGTAATGGACACCGTCCCGCCTGACTATCGGGAGGCCCCTGGAGCCTAGCCCAGGCGCCAGCAGGGAGCGTCATCCCTGCCACCCCTTTCCCGCCCCGCACCCGGACATCTCTTGCGACCGCTTGGCCTGTTGAGGCGCCTCTGAGGAGGCACTTCAGCGGACACCCTAGCTGCGCCTGAAGACCCCCTGGCGGCGGAGGCACCCCACCCAGAAATCCCACATCGACAAGGAGCCATCATGGCCGACTTCAACCCGTCTCGTCTTGGTCAGATCAATCAGGCTGGTGCCGACAACGCCCTGTGGCTGAAGATCTTCGCAGGCGAGATCCTGACCGCCTTCGCCCGCACGACCCAGTTCACCGACCGCCACATGATCCGTGGCATCGAGCACGGCACCAGCGCCCAGTTCCCGGCGATGGGTCGCGGCAACGGCGCCCGCTACCACACCCCCGGCACGCAGCTGGTGGGCACGAAGGTCAACCACGCCGAGGTGACCATCAACATCGACGACCTGCTGCTGACCGACCGCTTCATCGCGAACGTCGATGAACTGAAGAACCACTATGACGTCCGCAAGCCCTACGCGGATGGCATGGGCGAGGAACTGGCGCAGGCCTTCGACAACAACGTCGCTCGCTGCGGCATCCTGGCGGCCCGCTCCAACAACGTCGTGAACGGCGGCGACAGCGGCTCCATCCACACCGCCGCGACGGCCAAGACCGACGCCCAGGTGCTGGCGGGTCTGATCTTCGAGGCCCAGGCCGCGATGGACGAGCGCTTCATCCCCGAGAGCGAGCGCAACTGCTTCGTGAAGCCGGTGCAGTACAACCTGCTGGTGCAGGGCAAGGACGCCATCAACAAGGACTGGGGCGGTTCCGGCGCCTACTCCGAGGGCACCATCTACCGCATCGGTGGCGCCAACATCGTGAAGGCGACCAACCTGCCGGTCACCAACTACGCCGATGGCCCGGCCAAGTACCGCGTGAACGCCTCCACCACGGCGGCCCTGCTGATGCACCCGAGCGCGGTGGGCACGGTCAAGCTGCTCGATCTGGCGATGGAGAGCGAATACAAGACCGACTTCCAGGGCACCCTGTTCGTGGCCAAGTACCTGATGGGCCACGGCGTGCTGCGCCCCGAGGCTGCGGCCGAACTGCGCACCGGCGCCCCGGCGTAATCCTTCCATAGCAACCCTTGGGTGGCCCTTAGCTTCGGCTACGGGTCACCCTTTTTTTTTCGAGAAAGGGATGCCTTTGAACCCCGTCAACTACTCCTCCGGGCCGTCCGGTGACGCCTTCGCCGTCGCCCCTTCCAACACCGCGAGCTATGCGGGTGGGGTCTCGGCGCGCGCCCTCTACGTGGGCACCGCTGGCGACGTCTCCCTGGTGACCGCTGGCGGCACCACGGTGCTGTTCAAGAACGTCCCGGCTGGCTCCTGGCTGCCCGTCGTGTCCTCTCGGGTGAACCTCACGGGCACCACGGCGGGCGCTCTGGTGGGCCTCCGCTGATCCCATGATCGGCCTGGGCCTGTCCCTCCTGGGCGGCCTGAGGGGCGGCCCGAGTGTCCTCAGCTTCGTCTCTGGCGGATACCTCCACCCCTCCGTCGCCCTGACCCGCGCCTCTCCTGGCACCGGCTTCAGCACCAGCGGCTCCCTGATCTCCTACGAGGCCAACCTCCCGCGCTTCACCGGGGAGACCCAGGGGCTGCTGGTGGAAGGCGCGCGGACCAACTCCGCCATCAACCCGACCGGCACAGGTGCTGGCGTCTACGCGACCGGCTGGTCCTCGATCTCCACGATCAGCGGGATCAACCGAGGCGCCGTGGAAAGCGGCACCGACGAGTACGGGGCCTTCTTCGCGATGCGGTTCTCCGGGGCCGCGTCGGCTGATGGCAGCGCCCGCACCGGCTTCGTGGACACCAACACGGTGCCCGCCGCGCTGTCGCAGATCTGGACCTCCAGTGTCGTGGCGCGGATTGTCAGCGGCACCGCCACGGGCGTGCGCTTCGGCGCCAACCTCATCGAGCGGAATGCGGGCAACGCGGTACGGTTCAACTACGGCGCCACGGTCCCGGCGACGACCACGCCCGTCCGCCCCTTCTGCACCGTGCCCCTGGCCGCCTCCACCGTGAACAACGTCACGGGCGAGCTTGCCGTCTCCTTCATCGGGGGCGTGTCGGTGGACTTCGTGATGCGGGTCTACCACGCGCAGATGGAGCTGGGGCCGTTCATGTCCTCGCCCATCCTGCCCCCGCCCGGCACCCTCGCCGCCTCCAGCCGCGCCGTGGATGTCCCGACGTGCCTCCTGACCGCCGAGCAGGCGCAGCAGGGGACGCTGGTGGGCACCTTCATGATCCCCCAGGCGAACACCGGGGTGGCCCAAGGCCTCGCCGTCCTCAGTTCCGGGGCGTCGGTGTCCAGCCGCATGTTCATGGAGAACACGGCGGGCCTCAGCACGCTACGCCTCGGGCGCGTCATGAGCGGCACCACGACCTACTCGCCCGTCGCTGGAGAGTATGTGCCAGGTATCCCGTTCAAGGCGGCCATCTCCTGGGACATCGCAGGCACCTCCATGGCGGTCTCGGGTGGCGCCCCGGTGTCCCTCTCGGGGGGCATCCCGGTCGTGAACCAGCTGATCATCGGGAACACCAACCCCTCGTCCCTGGGCTTCCCGCTCTGCGGGCAGGTGGACCGCCTCGACTTCTACCCGACGCGCCTTTCCGACGCCCAGCTGCGGAGCCTGACCGCACCCTAAACCCCAGCCAAAGGAGCCTCACCTGCTCACCCTGACCACCGAGTTGGAGGCCGTTAACGCCCTCCTGGCGTCCATCGGGGAGGCCCCTGTGGCTTCCCTGGAGGGCCTCTTCAACGACGCCCGGCTGGCCCTCGACACCCTGCGCGACACCTCGCGGCTGGTGCAGTCCATGGGCTGGCACTTCAACACCGACACCGACGTCCTGCTGACCCCGCTGGACACCGCCGAGATCGTCCTGCCCGCCAACTGCGTGCGGGTGGACATCGACCCCCGGCGGGAGCGGCGCCAGATCACCCAGCGCGGGAGCAAGCTCTACGACAAGGTCGAGCGGAGCTTCGCCTTCTCAGCCCCGGTGCGGGTGAGCATGGTGACCCTACTGACCTGGGACGAGCTTCCCGAGCCAGTGCGCCAGTACGTCAAGGCCCGCGCCCTGAGCCGGTTCCAGAACCGCACCTTGGGCGACCCCGGACTGACGAACTTCTCCGCTGCCGACGAGGCCGAGGCCCGCGCGGCCCTCAAGGGCTTCGAGGCGGACACGGGGAACCACAACATGCTCACAGGCAGCTGGGACGTCTTCCGCATCATCAACCGCTAACCGAAGGGAGCTTCCGTGGCGCTTATCGAGGGGACCATCCCCACCCTTGTGAATGGCGTGTCCCAGCAGCCCGATACGCTGCGGCAGCCATCCCAAGGCGCCCTCCAAGAGAACTGCCTCTCCTCGCCCGTCTATGGGCTGCTGAGGCGCCCCCCTACGACCCACCTAGCGGCCCCTTTCGGCCTGGAGTGGGGCGACGGGGTCTTCCATCTGATCAACCGCGACGCCCAGCACCGCTACATCGCGTGCTTCCGCAGCGGACAGTGCGCGGTCCTGAGCCTCACCACGGGTGAGATGGTCTCGGTGGCAGCGCCCTCGGGTGTCGAATACCTGACGGGTTCCGGTGCCCCCGGCGACTACCTCCGCTTCGTGACCATCGCGGACTACACCTTCGTGGTGAACACCCAGCGCACCGTGGGCATGCTCCCGGCGCCGCCTATGGGGATCGTCAACGACGCCCTGGTGTTCATCAAGCTGGGCAACTACGGCAAGACCTACAAGATCCACGTCAACGGCGCCGAGGTGGCCACCTACACCACCCCGACCGGCAAGGTGGACACCGATGTCCAGGCGCTGGACGTGTCCTTCATCGGGGCACAGCTGGCGGGCCAGATCTCCGCCAAGCTGCCCTCCTGGGGCGTCTCGCAGACCGGCAACGTGATCCGCATCGTCGCTCCGAACGACGCCGCCTTCACGATCTTCTCCGAGGACGGCTACGGCGATCAGGCCATGACGGTCATCCGCCACGAGGTGCAGCGGTTCTCCGACCTCCCCTCCCGCGCCCCCTCGGGGTTCCGCGCGAAGGTCGTGGGGTCTCCCGAGAGCGGCACCGACGACTACTGGGTGGAGTTCCAGCAGTCCAACGGCGGCGATAGCGTCGGCGTCTGGCGCGAGTGCGCGGCCCCCGGCACCCCGGTGCAGCTTGATCCGCTGACCATGCCGCACGTTCTGGTGCGCGAGGCCAACGGCTCCTTCACCTTCCGCCCCTCGGAATGGGGCCAGCGGAAGGCGGGCGACGAGGAGATGATCCCGCGCCCCTCCTTCGTGGGCCGGGCCATCCGCGACGTGTTCAGCCACAAGTCCCGCCTGGGGCTGCTCTCGGACGAGAACGTGGTCCTCTCCGAGGCGGGCACCTACTTCAACTTCTGGCGCAACTCGGCGGCGCAGCTGATCGACACCGACCCCATCGACGTGGCCTCCTCCTCCAATACGGTGGCCCTGCTCGACCACGCGGTGTCCTTCAACGAGACCCTGCTGGTGTTCAGCCGGGACGTCATCTTCCGCATGGCGACCCCGGACCTGCTGACTCCGCAGACCGCCGCCCTGGCGGAGAGCGCGAACTATCCCTGCGCTCCTGGGTGCCGCCCGGTGGGCCTGGGGCAATTCGTGTGGTTCGCCGCCGACACCTCCGCAGGGACCGCCCGAGTGCGCGCCCTGGGTGCGGCCGAGAACAGCGACCAGCTGGTGGCGGACGACGTGACCTCTCACGTCCCCGACTACATCGCCGCTGGGGTGCGCTCCGTCGCCGCCTCGGCCAACGACCAGATGCTGTTCCTGCGCACCGAGGGTGACCCTGAGGCGCTCTACGTCTACCGCTTCCTCGACGCTGGCAACGGCGAGAGGCTGCTGTCTTCGTGGTCCCGCTGGTCCTACTCGGGGAACGTCCTGGCCGCCCTGGCGGTGGACGACCTCCTCTTCACGGTGGTGCAGACGGCGACGAACCTGACCGTCGAGATGTCCCGCATCGCCGCCTACCCGGCGGAGGATGGGGTTCGCCTCGCCCGTCTGGACAGGTCGGTGGTGGGGCGTCCCTCCGCCTACGACCCGGAGAACGACCACACGCCCTTCCTGCTGCCCTACCAAGTCAGCGAGGATCGGGCGGCGCAGCTGGTCGTGGTGTCCCTGGAGGACCGCCGCACGGTGCCCGCCCGCCTGAACAGCGACGGGACCGCCCTGGTGGTGCCAGGGAACTGGGACGGCAAGCTGCTCCAGGCCGGGTTCCGCTACGAGAGCCGCTACAGGTTCTCGAAGCTGTGGCCCCGCCCGCAGGGTTCCGCCGCCGCCATGGACACCGGGCGCCTCCAGATCCGTTTCCTGGAGGTGCTGCTGGACGAGACGGAATACTGCCGGGCCGAGGTCTTCCTCGATCCCCGCCAGCCCGCCTCCCTGGTGCCCTACTCGGCCGCCTTCCTCGACAGCCCTGACAACATCTTCGGACACCGTCAGCGCAACCGGGGGCGGCTCCATGTGCCCATCATGGGCAACACCGAGCGGCTCACCGTGGACCTCGTCAACGACAGCCCCTGGGAGAGCCGCTGGATCTCCGCCCGCTGGGAAGCCCTATGGCGCACTCGCGGTCGGCGCATCTAACCCCCGCCACGCTCGCCCACGCCTCCTGGCTGGGCCAGAACCTCCGCCCCGAGGATGCCGCCGAGTTGCGCGCCTGGGGTCGGACGGATCTCCAAGGTGTCGTCGAGGAGGGCTTCCGGCTCTCCGAGGAGGCTTTCACGGGCCACCTAGGTGACCGCGTGGTGGCCATGGCTGGCGTCGTGGCGACCCCGATGGGTGGCTGCGTCTGGCTCTTGGGAGCGCCTGGTTTGGAGCGCCTCGCGGTTCAGTTGCACAAAGAGGCGAAGGCGAAGATCGCCTCCTGGCTGCCCCGCCACGGCCGCCTCTTCAACACCTGCTGGGCACCCAACACGGTCCATGTCCGCTGGCTGCGGCGCCTGGGCTTCACCCTTCATCCACCCCAAGGAGACTTCATTGCGTTCGAGATGACCCATGTGTGACCCGACAGGTATTTCCTACGCCACCCTGGCCATCGCCATTGCCTCCGCCGCCACTGGATATGTGGCCCAGGATCAGCAGGCCACGGCGCAGACCAACTACGCCGAGCGTGCCCGCGATGCGGCCCGCGAGAAGGCGGCCAACGACTTCGCTGCCCTCGGGCTGCGGCAGAGCCAGGAGCAGGCCGCCGCCGCCGAGAAGGACATCCAGGCGCAGCGCCAGGGTGAGGCCAATGCCGCCACCTCGCTGGTCTCCGGGCTGGAGGCTGGTGCCGCCGGTAACAGCTTCGCGGACACCGTCTCCAACATCCTGGGGCGCGAGAACGCCGCCCGTGCGCAGGCTGCCGCCCAGAGGGACATGACCGTGTCCCAGCTGGAGGCGGAGAAGCTGGGCGTGGCGGACGGCACCCAGGCCACCCTCAACTCCGCCCGGAACGGCACCGCCCCCTCCATGGTGGGCCTGGGGCTGGAGATCGGTGGCGCGGCGCTGAAGTCCTACGACACCTACGACCGCTACCAGTACCGCCAGACGGCCGGAACCAAGACCCACACCCGAACCCCGTAAGGAGCACCCATGGCGCAGCAGCGCCGGATCAACCCCTCCCAAGCTCAGATCGAAGTTGCCCGTCCTACCGCCGCCCCCACGGCGCGCTTGGTCACACCCCAGGCCCCCGAGGAAGTCCCTCTGGCGGGGCTGGCCAAGTCCCTGGCGAGCTTCGACCCCGTCTTCCGCCGACAGGCCAACGACTACCTCTCCAACCGGCGCGACAAGATGCTGGAGCAGGCCGGGGCGGATGCGGCCTCCATGACCGCCGAAGAGCGCACCAAGGCGATGAAGGAGGGCACCCTGGACCACTCCGGGGATCGCGTCTTCGACGAGGCCTTCGCTGCTGCCCACGCCCTCCGCCTCGCCTCCGACGCAGGCATGGAACTGACCGAACAGGCGCGCACCGGGCAGCTGGACCTGTCCACGCAGGACGTCTCCCAGGTCATGGGCGAGCGCATCAAGGCCTTCGCGGAGGGTGAGGGCAAGAACAACCCGAACCTCCTGAACGCCTATCGGACGGGCCTCAGCCGCTTCCAGGCGGGCCTTCAGAGCATGCAGGTGACCCAGCGCGTCGAGAAGCGGAACACCGAGATCGGCAACGCCTTCGTGGGGCTGGTCAACGGCGAGGTCACCAAGTCCGACACCGAGGGCCGCTCGCCCGAGGATGTGGCCAAGGGCATCCTGGCGTCGGTGCCTGCCTTCGCGCAGAACCTCGGCGTCAAGAACAGCGACCTCGACACCATCCTGTTCCGCTCCGTCATCCCCGCCCTGGCGGATCAGGGGCGCAAGGATCTCGTCCGCGCCATCCTGACCGATGACCGTGGCGGTGTCGGCGCCCTGGGCAACAAGGCCGCCTTCATGGCCAAGGCCCAGGATCTGATCGACCACGCCGACAAGAAGTGGGTGGAGCGCGCCCGCAAAGACCCCAAGGTGGTCGAGCAGATGACGCGCCTGTCCATCGCTGCGGCGCAGGGCGGGCTGAACCCGGCGGAGCTTGCGGCCTTCAACGAGCAGTATCCCGGCGTCATGTCGGAAGCTCGCCAGATCGGCCTCCAGACCCAGTCGGTCACCTCCGCCGAAGCCCGCGCCACGCGCGCCCAGAACCGGGCCATCGCGGAAGCCGAGCGCGCCCGCCGACTGGCTGACCAACGCGCCGCCATCGTGGCGGAGCAGCAGGGCACCGTCATGGGCGCCACGGCCACCCTGACCGGCCGCACCGACACGATGCGTGATATCGTGCGGATCGACAGCAACGGTGCCAAGCACACCATCACGGTGGACCAGCAGCTGCGGGCGGGCCTCCAGCCTGCCATCGACCTCGCCCTCAAGGACCGCGCGGAGGAGCTTCGGGTGAAGCCCGAGGAGCTTTCGGAGGACCAGAAGCGCGAGGTCACCATCGGCGTGCTGTCCCGCAGCGGCCAGACCCTGCCCGCCTGGGAGAACACCTACGGCACCCTGGCGTCCCGCCTGCTCACCCCCGAGGTGGCCGAGGGTAAGGTGCCGCAGGAGCTTGAGGGGCAGTTCGGGGAGTACCAGAAGCTGTTCGCGCTCAACCCGGACCTCGCCCGGCGCCACGCTGGGTCGGACAATGCGAACACCTTCCGGGCCATCCGCGAGCTTCAGCAGAACGGCTACTCGTTCTCCGAGGCTGCCCGCCGGGTGGTCTCCGGTCGCCTGCGGACGCAGGGTGACGGCGCCCTGATGCGCATTCAGGAGCAGCAGCTGAACGTCGCCCTGGGCAAGCTCGCGCCCGGCTGGCTGGAGCGCACCTTCGGCGGCGCAGACAGGGAGGGCGTCGTCTACAACGCCTCCTCCGTCATGGACACCGTGGTGAACATGGCTCGCACGCACATCCAGGCTGGCGAGCAGAACATGGAGAAGGCCCTCCAGCGCGCCCAGGCGGAGGTGAAGCCCTACTTCGCGAACGTCCGGGGGACCATGCTCAACCGGAACGAGGCTGGCCTCACCACCCCCGAGCGGGAGGAAGCCCTCCGCGCCTACCTCGACGCCTACGGCGAGGCCGCTGGGCTGAAGGGCGAGCGCATCCACGTCCTGCCTGCCGTGCCCGGCACCAACAAGCTGGTCATCGGCGTGAAGGATGAAGACGGCGCAGTCCGCCCGGTGCCCTACTCGCGCCCCGAGGTGGCCACCAAGACCCGCGAGGGCGCGCTGCCGTACACCTTCAACATCGACACCGTCATGTCTTGGTATCGCACCCAGGACGACAAGAAGCGCCAGGAGGTCATCCAGCGCAACGAACAGGTCCGCGCCACGCCGCCGGTCCCCGATGACCCGCGCTTCTATTCCGGGAGCGCCATGCCCTAACCCAAGGAACCCATGTCCGACCCCATCGCTATCCCGGAGGAGATCACTCCTTCGGGCACCCCTGCGGCTGCCGCCATCGCAGCCAGCCCCACCACCTCCCTCCCCTCCAACCTCGGCGCCGCCCTTCCGACCACCCAGGCTCCCACCGCAGGTCAGCGAGGGGATGCCGCCAGGGCCGCCTCCGAGAAGGCCCCCGGTCTTCTGGAGGGCCTCGATCTCGCCGTCCAAGACACGCCCACGGCGACCGTCTGGAACGGCATCTTCGGCGCCCGGCTGGCCCCTGATCCCAACTTCAAGCTGGACGAGCCGACGCTGAAGACCCTCACCGAGGGGCTGCCTCGGGAAACCTGGGATGCCCTTGGGGCCGCACGGTCCCTGGCTGAGGCGCAGTCCATCCGGGGGCACATCAAGGAGACCCTGGAGCGCCGCGAGAAGCTGGCCGCCATGGGTGTCACAGGTGCCGCCCTGAACCTCGCCGTCAACATCATCGACCCGACCGCTCTGGTCGCCGGATGGGCTACGGGCGGCGTGGGTGCGACGGCCAATATGGGCCGCGCTGGGCGTGCCCTGGTGGGCGCCATGGCTGGTGCTGGTGTCGAAGGCGGCCTCGCTGCCTGGACCGCATCCAACGACGCCACGGCTTCCACCCGAGACGTGCTGATCGCGGCGGGCCTAGGCGGCATCGCAGGCGGCCTCGGGGGCTTCTTCTCCCGCAGCGGCGGGGCAGCCCAGATGGACGCAGCGGACGAAGCTGCCGCGCGCCTCTCCAGCGCCGCCGTCCTCCGCAATCTGGAGGAGGCCGGGGTGCCTCTCTCGCGCACCGGGCAGTCCACCAAGGCGCACCTGCTGGCCACAACGGCGCAGCTGGAAGCCGAGGGCGCGGAGATGTTTGGCAGCTCCACCGCAGGCGCAGCCCAGCGCCCCGGTGTGACGCCCCTTAGCCAGGCCGCCGATGATCGCGCCTACGCCGCCGCCGAGCGCCTCGACGGGGCCACTTCGGTGGGCGGTAGGGCGCGCTTCGACATGGTCGGCCAGAGCCTCCAGAGCGAGCATCCGCTCATCAAGGAAACGGCCATGAACCTGGGCGAGGAGAGCGTCGGCCTGACCAAGGGCGCGACCACCTTCTCCGCCTCGGAAGATGCCAACCTCACCCACCGGGTGTGGCTCCGCGACATGTATGCGGGCGGCGTCTCGGAGGCCGAGCGCGCCTGGGTCAAGCAGAACGGCACCGGCTGGGTCTCCAAGAGGGCCGACACCGAGCGGTTCTACGAGGAGGTCAGCCGCGCTGTCCGCCGCCCGCCGGGTGCCTATACCAACGACCCGCACATCAACCGCGCCGCCGACAAGCTGCGCCAGTCCTTCGCCAAGATCCGCGACGAGGCTGAGGCGGCGGGCGTCCGCGGATTTGACCAGTTCGGTCCCAACGACACCTACCTGATGCGCGTGTGGCGCCTGGACCGCATCATGGCGGCCCGCGCCCAGTACGGCGAGGCGGCGATCAACCGCATGTTCGCCAATGCCGCCTTGGGTGGCTCCGCAGGGAACCTCTCGCCGCAGGATGCGCAGCGCCTGGGCAGGGCCTTCCAGCGCGCCCTGGTGTCCCGCTCCGTGGGCGCCGAGGTGGGTGCCACGATCCAGGGCACCTCTCGGGAAGGCCTGGAGGCCGCCATGCGCGCCACAGGTGTCACCGACGACCTGATCGAGCAGGTGCTGGGGCGGATGGATGACCCCTCTTCGGGCAACCCGTCCCGCGCCAAGCACCGCGTGTCCTTCGACGAGACGCACGTCGAGCAGACCTTCGCCGCCGATGGCGTGACCCGCGTGGACCTCCGCATGGAGGACTTCATGGAGAACAACGCCGCCGCCCTGTTCGCCCACTACTCGCGGCAGGTGGCGGGCCTAAGCGCCCTGGCGAAGAAGGGCATCCGCAGCGAGGCGGACTGGCAGCGGGTCATCAACGACATCCGGCAGACGGCGCCTGAATACTCGCCCAAGCTGGCCGCTAATCAGGCCGACCTCGACAAGGCCATCGACAAGCTGGAGACCCTTCGCAAGAGCGTCCTGGGCATCCCGCTGTCCCCGAACAGCCGGGCCAACCAGATCCTCCGCGTCCTGCGCGACTTCAACTTCGTCCGCATGATGGGGCAGGTGGGCTTCTCGCAGATCGCTGAGTTCGGCGCTGCGGCCAGCCACGTCGGCTTCCGCAACATGCTCTCCTACGTCCCCGAGGCCTTCTCGGTGATCAAGCGCGCCAAGTCCGGTCGCCTCCCGAACCAGTTCATGGAGGAGATCGAGAGCCACTGGGCGCTGGGCGGAGAGCGGTATCTGGAGCGCATGGCGGCCCAGTACGACCGCGAGGACGGCTTCCTGGCCATGGGGCAGGTCTCCAAGGGCCTGAAGCACCTGACCGACATCGTCTCCGACGTCAGCGGCATGGCGCCCATCACCTCCTTCCAGCGCCGCCTTGCGACCGCTGCGGCGATCAATCGGATGACCAAGATGGCCCAGAAGGGCCGGTGGCCGAACGAGAGCCAGATGCGCAGCCTGGGCCTGGACGAGCCGATGATGCGGCGCGTCTTCGCGGAACTGAACACGAATGCCGCGCGGGTGAACGGCGTCTTCGGGCGCAAGGTCACCACGCTGGGCTTCGACAACTGGACCGACGTGGAAGCCCGTGAGGCCTTCACCCACGCGGTCTATCGGTGGTCCCGCAAGGCCGTTCAGGAGAACGACATCGGCAACCTGTCCCAATGGATGACGACCCCGATGGGCCGCATGCTGGGGCAGTTCAAGACCTTCGTCATGGTGGCCCACCAGAAGCAGCTGCTCGCGGGCCTCTACCACATGGACCAGAAGGTTCTGACCGGCTGGGCCATCGGCATGTTCCTCGGGAGCATGACCTACATCGGCCAGACCAACCTGAACGCCTTCGGCCGTGGCGACACCGACAAGCACCTCGACCGCATGCTGACGCCCGAGAAGATCGCCCTGGCGGGCTTCAACCGGCTTGGCGCGGCGGCCCTGGTGCCGACCATGGTGGACAGCGCCCTCCTGCCCTTCCTGGGCTTCGACGGCCTCTTCACCGACGCCCGCTCCTCTGGCCTGGGGGCGGACATCATCTCGGGCAACCCCACCGTGCGCATGTTCGCAGACGTCGGCAACGTCGTCGGCGGCGCCGTGCAGACGGTCGTGGACCCCGAATACAAGGCGTCCAAGGCGGACGTCAAAGCCACCTTCTCGGTCCTCCCTCTCGGGAACGCCATCGGCATTCGGAACATCTCGAACCTGATGGCGGCGGACCTCCCCTACAAATCCACCAACCACTAAGGAGTCCCTTGCTCAAGCAGACCTACACCGCGAACGGTGAGACCCGGACCTTCACGGTCCCCTTCCCGTTCATCTCGCGTGACCACATTGGGGTTACCGTCAACGAACAGCCTGCCTCCTTCACCTGGGTGAACGGCGCGACCGTCCAGCTGGCCACCACGCCAGCCGCAGGCGCTCCGGTCAGTGTCACCCGCTCCACCCCTATCGCGCCCCTGGTGGCCTTCGTGGACGACCAGCTTCAGCGCGCCTCCGACTACAACATGGCCATCCGCCAGGGCCTCTACGTGGCCGAGGAAGCCACCGCTGAGGCGCAGCGCGTGGACGTGGATGTCTCGTCGTCCCTGCGGCGCCCCGAGAACGAAACCGACGTCCCCATGCTGCTGCCTGTGGCGCCCTCCCGCGCCGGGAAGCTGCTGGGCTTCGACGGCTCTGGCGCCCCCACGGCGGTCGCGCTGGACACCACGGCTCTCCTCCAGCGCCCCGAAGGCGAGGACAGCGGCTCCATGGTGCTGCCTCCCAAGGCCTCGCGCTCCGGGAAGCTGCTGGGCTTCGACGGCTCTGGCGCCCCCACGGCGGTCATGGTGGACACCTCGGCGGCCCTGAGGCGCGCTGAAGGCGACACCGCCGTCTCCATGGTGCTGCCGCCTGCGGAGACCCGCGCCGGTAAGGTGCTGGGCTTCGACGGCTCTGGCTCCCCCACGGCGGTCACCCTGGACGCTTCCGGCGCCCCTCTGCCGTCCCCGGACCAGATCAACGTGGTGGCGCCCTATGCCCACACGCAGCAGCGCACCCTGGCGTCCAAGCTCGCGGACAGCCTCAACGCGGCCGACTTCGGCGTCGTGGGCGACGGCACGACTGACGACACCGATGCCTTCCAGATGGCGGTGTGGACGGCGGCCCAGGTGGGCAAGGTGCTCCACGTCAACAACGGCCGGTTCCGCTTCACGCGTCCGATCACCTCCTCGCGCGGCGTCCGCATCTGGGGCCAGGGCTGCGAACCCATGGCCTCCAACCCGAACCCGGTCTCGGACATCGGCAGCGGGACGTGGTTCCACTTCGACCACGCGGGCGAGGGCTTCGTCTTCGGCCATGTGGCCTCCTTCGCCACGGGCTTCGAGTATGTCGGCATCGGCCACATCCGCAGCCAGCCGTCCCCGCACGACCCCAGCTTCGAGGCCCTCAATTACGGCTTCGACATCGTCCTCAACAACACCGAGATCTGGATCGACCGGGTGATCTTCCTGACCTCCTCGCGCGGCATTCAGATGCCCCACGGCGCGGCGGGTCGGCTGCGCATCGGCAGCATCTCGGGGCAGCCGCTGATCTGCGGGATCGACATCGTCGAGAGCTACGACGTCACCTCGTTCAACCACATCCACTTCTGGCCGATGTGGTCCAACAACCCCATCGTGCTCTCGTGGATGGCCACCCGCTCGATTGCCATCAAGACGGGCCGCTGCGATGGCCTGGTTGGCACTAACCTCTTCGTCTTCGGCTACCACATCGGTCACCAGATCTACGGCATCCCGGCGGGCACCACGCTCCGCGCCCAGATCGTCAACGCCTACTTCGACCTCTGCGTCGTCGGCGTGCAGGTGGCTCCGAGCGTGGGCACGGGCGGCGCAGGTTCGACCTACGGCGCCATCGTGACCTACACGAACTACGTCTCCTCTGGCCCCGAATGGCACCTTGCCGACTGCGTCGCGGTGGCGGTGTGGGGCGCTGACTGCGACCTGACCTTCACCAACTTCGAGAGCGTCTTCAGTGGCTACGGCGCCATCCGCAGCCTCGGCAACAACAACCGCATCTCCCTCACCGGGCGTGTGGCGATCCGCAACTGGGGCCGCGACCGGACGGCCAACTGGCCCGCGCTGGAGGCCTCCTCCGGTGACACCCTGATGGTCCACGGCGATCTGAGCTTCTTCCCCTCGGCCGCCACGGCGCTCTACTCCGCCTCGGGCAAGATCAGCATCCCCGGCAAGACCGCCTCGGGTGTCGTCGATGTGCCCTCCGGGCCGGGCCGCACGGTGGGCGTCCACCACGGCCTGGGGCGCGAGCCGAAGATCTCCGAGATCGTGGTGTGGCCCATCGGGCAGTCCGCAGGGTCGGCTGGCTTCCACGTCCAGAACGTGACCAGCGAGACCTTCGAGATCTACACCTTCGGCACGCTCCAGCAGGCCATGAAGTACGGGTGGAAGGTCACCCTGGCCTAACCTGACGCAACCTAGGGAGGCGCCTCAGCGCGTCTCCCGCCCTCCCATGGAAAAGATGGACCCCTTTCAGGCTGACGTCATCGACCGCCTCGCGCGGATCGAGACGAAGCAGGACACCCTCGTGACGACGCAGCTGCTGCACTCCGCACGCATCGAAGCCCTAGAGGCGTTTCGCAACCGCATCCTTGGTGCGAGCGTCCTCGCGTCCTCCGCCGCCTCCGCCCTCGTTTCACTTCTGATCGCCCACTTCACCAAGTAAAGGAGCATCCCGATACTTTCCGCTATTCTTGGCGGGGTCGTTTCCCTCGTCACCGGCTCCGTTGAGCGGTGGCAGGAGGGGCGAGCCGCCGCCGCCGAGCGTGATGGGAGGATCGCTGAGGCGACCACCCAGGCGCAGATCGAGGCCCTGAAGAAGGCCCAGGACAGCGAGATCGCCTGGGACCAGCTGGTCGCCGGGCAGATGTCCACCTCCTACAAGGACGAGATCCTCACCTACACCTTCCTGCTGGTCTTCGTGGCGGGCTTCTTCCCGCAGACCCAGGACTACATCGCCCGTGGCTTCGAGGTCATGACGAACGCCCCGGTGTGGTTCCAGACCTTCTTCGCGGTCGCTGTGGCCGCCGCCTTCGGCTTCCGCAAGGTCGTCGAGATCATCGTGTCCCGCATCCCCGGCGCCCGCCGGTAACCCCCAGGAGAACCATGAAGACCCTTCGACGCTACGCCGCCCGCGCCACCCTGGTGGTGCTGTTGCCCCTCGCCTTCGTCGCTGACAGCGCCACCAAGTGCGCCAGGGTGATCCTTGAGACCTATCGGGAGGCCGCCGAAACCTTCCGCGACTGCTGGGAGGTGACCGCCCGGTGAGCCGCGCCAAGGACGAGATCCTCGGCAAGATCCACCAGCTGCTGGCCGACGAACTGACCAAGCGGCTGCTGGAGGGTGAGGCCACCGGCAAGACGAACGAGAGCGGGGAGCCGGTGATCATCCCGGCCTCCGCCGCCACCCTGAACACCATCCGCCAGTTCCTCAAGGACAACGGCATCACCGCCACGCCGATGCCCGGCTCGCCCCTGGAGCACCTCTCCAAGCTGGCGAACTGGGGCCACGACGACGACAACCGCTTCGCCCTGACCTAAGGGCCGCACAGGAGCGCCTAGGAAGCCCGCCAGGGCCTCCTGGGGCTTCTCCGCTACCTACGTACCCGCATCCCTCTGGAAGACCGCTGGCACCCCGCTGGCGGCCTCCCTGAGGCATGTCCTCACCCCACCACCCCTAGCAAGGAGACGATGACCAAGAGCACCGACGAGGTGGACCTCGGTCCCCTCAACGACTTCCGGGTTCTGCTAGACCTCATCTGGCAGCACCTGAACCTACGGGGCGGGCCTACCCCCGTCCAGTACGACATCGCCCACTACCTCCAGCACGGCCCCAGGCGTGCGGTGATCGAAGCCTTCCGTGGCGTCGGCAAGTCCTGGGTGACCTCGGCCTTCGTCATCTGGTCGCTCCTGAAGAACCCCCAGCTGAACATCCTGGTGGTCTCGGCGTCCAAAATCCGAGCCGACGACTTCACCACCTTCACCATGCGCCTGATCAACGAGATCGACATCCTGGCGCACCTGCGGCCCAACGCCGACCAGCGCAACTCGAAGGTGTCCTTCGACGTCGGCCCGGCCCGCGCCTCGCACGCCCCTTCGGTGAAGTCGGTGGGCATCACCGGCCAGCTGGCGGGTTCGCGCGCGGACCTCCTGATCGCGGACGATATCGAGGTGCCCAACAACGCCGCCACCCAGGCGATGCGTGACAAGCTCTCGGAGGCCGTGAAGGAGTTCGACGCGGTCCTGAAACCAGGCGGTCGCATCATCTATCTGGGCACGCCGCAGACCGAGCAGTCGCTCTACAACAAGCTCCCTGAGCGCGGTTACCAGATCCGCGTCTGGCCCGCCCTCTATCCCACCCCGGAGCAGCTTCCGAACTACGGCGAGAACCTCGCGCCGCTGATCGCGGACACCCTGGAGCGCCAGCCGGACCTCGCGGGCCGTGCGGTGGACCGGAAGCGGTTCTCGGATGTGGACCTGATGGAGCGTATGGCGTCCTACGGGCGCTCAGGCTTCGCCCTCCAGTTCATGCTGGACACCCGGCTCTCGGACGCCGACCGCTACCCGCTGCGGCTCTCCGATCTGCTGGTGATGAACCTGAACCCCGACCGGGCGCCGAGCCATGTGGTCTGGGCCACCTCGCCCGAGCTTGCGATCAATGACCTGCCCTGCGTGGGCATCGCCTCGGATCGCTACTACCGCCCCATGTCCCTGGCCGACGAGTGGCTGCCCTACCAAGGCACCGTCATGGCCATCGACCCCTCCGGTAAGGGCAAGGACGAGACCGGCTACGCCATCGTCTCCATGCTCCACGGGGTGCAGTACCTGCGCGCCTCAGGGGGCTTCAGGGACGGCTACGGGGACGCCACCATGGAGGCCCTGGCGAAGCTCGCCAAGGAGTTCGGGGTGCGCCACATCCGCATCGAGCAGAACTTCGGTGGCGGCATGTTCGCGGCCCTCTTCAAGCCGTGGCTCCAGAAGGTCGGCTATCCCTGCGTGGTCGAGGAGGAAACCTCGTCGTCCCAGAAGGAGAAGCGGATCATCGACGTGCTGGAGCCGGTCCTGAACCAGCACCGCCTCGTGGTGGACCACAGGGTCATCCTGAGGGACTTCAAGAGCACCGAGGATCTCCCGGCCGAGGACGCCAACCGCTACCGCCTGTTCTACCAGCTGACCCGCATCACCAAGGACAAGGGCGCCCTGGCCCGTGACGACCGCCTGGATGCCCTGGCGATGGCCGTGGCCTACTGGGTGGAGCAGATGTCCAAGGCCACCATGGAGGCCCATGAGGAGGCCATGGAGCGGCTGAAGAAGCAGCAGGTGGAGGACTTCATCCGGTCGGCCATGGGCGGACGGGGTGACGAGGCATGGGGCTACGCCACCATGCTAGACCTCCCCTGAGGTTAGGTTGCACGAAGAGGGGGAAGGATAACCTAAGATATCTATAAAGAGAGCTTTGTAGGTTATCGGTGTAGGTGTCGTTGTAGGAGGTTCATCTAAGCCAGTATCTTAGGTGTACCTCCTAGCTCACCTAACCAGTGTCTGAGGTGAGCCTATAGGTGACCCCGCCCCGTACACCTCCCCCAGACCACCTCCCTTCATAGACCTCCCCGCTTCGGACTGGGCAGAGAGGTCTCCCGGCCAGTGTCCGGTGTCCAGGCTGTTGACCAGTGTCCGACGTGACCTCCAGCCAGTGTCCGATCTCCCCAAGAACTCCCAAGTACCGCTCAAGTAATCCGAAAGGTTTTACTACAAAAATCTGAGCGACCCTCGAATATCTGATGAACGCGCGCACCCCCCGTGGCCCCGCCCGCGATCCATGCAGACGCCCGCGCGCCACACGCCCGAGCCACTACCGCGCACGCGCAGCGCCCGCCCGAGCAGCATCCCGCGCGCACGCATGGGTGCTCTAGCGGTGCCCCTGTCACAGCTTGTGGCGCAACCGAGGCTCCGCCCTAGGCTAACCCGTTGTAATCGCTCACCACGCAGCGGATATGGAATCTCCCATGCACAGCCCAGGCGCCGCCCATGCGCACTCACGCGCACCCAAGGCGCACCCAAGCGCCCGCTCACGCGCTCGCGAGGCAGCTAGTCAGCGGTGTTATGTTATAACATCACATCTCCACTTCTCATCGCCTGCTGTTTTGCCCGGATGATATCCGCCTCGCACGCTGGCCCGCACACGCGCCTACACGCACCCACGGCGCACCCACGCCCACCTAGGCGCCCGCCCATACGCGCACCCGACGCACCCACGCGCTCCGCACGCGCACCCAAGGCGCCCATACGCGCACCCGACGCGCCCACCCGCTCGCTCCGCCCTGGTGGCTCCCGAAACGCCGCCCTGGTGCCGCCCTGGTGCCGCCCTGGTGGCCTAAATCCGCTTCACAATCGCCTAAAGCGCCTGGTCAGCGGCTCTCTAAGCCCTTGATATTCCATCGCTTTTCAAAAAAGTCGCCGCGGATCGCATTTTTCCTGTTCAGGAGGGGTTGTCTCAACCTCGGCCAGCGGATAGAAACCATTTCACCGGCAGCGAGGCACCCCACCGAAGGGGACGCCAAGCCAGCCGGGACCGCTCTTTGACAACCGCATCTGTCGCAAGACCCGGCGAGGTAACCGTGCCGGTCAAACTTGAAGCCGCCTGCGATAACCGGGCCGCTCCTGAACGGAACCACACACGAGAGCATGAACGGGCCGCCTAGCGTGGCCCTGGATTGCTCCGCCCGATCCTCTCCCTTGGCGGAGTGGCTCCGGTGGTGCAACCTCTCCTCGTGAGACGCTCACATGACCTACAGCAACCGCAAGGTTGGCGGCATCCGCTTCGTGAAGCTGGGCCGCCTGCAACTCTCCTTCTGCGTGACCAAGGCCGCTCCGAAGCAGGCCGACCGGGCCGCCAAGCGCCCCCTGGATCACGCTGGGCTGGCCCTGGACGGGCTGGTTCTCGCCTCCTGGGTGGCCGTGGCCGCCGTCTTCTTCTCCTGAAACCGAACGAGAACGACGCCATGACCCCCGAGCAAGCCGCCCGCGTGGACACGCACAACGGCACCCTGACCTCCCTGGATGGCCAGACCTTCCGCTACGTCCTCGAGACCCGGCGGCGCTGGAACATCGGCCTCCGTAAGCACGTCAACGAGTTGACCGGACGCCTTCACGTCACGTCCCCGGACGGAACGGGCCGCACGTTCAGCGGGTGGGCGGACGTCTTCCCCTGGGTCGAGAAGGCGGCCCGCTGGGCGCTCCAATCCTGACAACCGCCTGACGAGACCCTGAAGGGTCGAAACCTAGGGTGCCCTCGGGCGCCCGATGGTCGCGGTGCTGCCTGCATGGTGCGGGCGGAACGACACCGCATCTGAGGAACCGAACCATGAAGCTGGTCTTCGTGAAGGTTCTTCAGGTGCTGGGGTGGGAAGTGAGAGTGGAAGTCTCACTGTCCCGTAAGCCCTAGCGTCCTGAAGGGGCCAGGGGTGGCCTAAACGCTGCCCCTGGTTCCCGGAAGGATGCCCCTCCTCTCCCTGGATTTCAAGCCATGTCCTCCATCTACGAGCAGCACACCGCCGCCTTCGCCCAGGTCTCCGGTTTCGTCGTCATGGACGGCGCCGAGCGGGTCGCCACGGTGGGCCTCAAGTTCCCCAAGGACGGCGCCGGGCGCCTCTGGGCCTACGTCCACTGGGTCGGAACGCCGATGGTCCGGGGCAGCGCCGGGGGCTACGGCTACGACAAGCGGAGCGCGGCGGTGGCTGCGGCGGCGGGCAAGCTGTCCGATGCGGACGCCACGGGGCGCTTCCACGACTTCAAGGCCGCCGCGATGAAAGACGGCGGGTGGGGCTGGACGCGGAACCTTGAGAAGGCGGGCTTCACGGTCCTCCAGGCGGTCTAGCTGCGCCCTGATCCCTCCTGAACCGGCGAGGCTCCCTCTGCGGAGCCTCCTGGCGACCCTCCTGGCAGCCATCGGGGCGCGTCTCCGGTGGCTCCTAGGTGAGCCGCTCCTGGCCACTCGAACGCACCCGAACGGTGACCCATGCAAGTCCGCATCTACCGCAACCTCACCCGCTCCTGCCTGAGCATCCAGGCGAAGACCGCCAAGGGCTGGCGGGTGATCGCCCACGCCTCCGCCGCCGAGCTTGAGGGCGTCTCCTTCGAGGTCAACGAACGGGTGCGCCAGCGCGTGCTGGCCACCGGGCACAAGGAAGTCCACGCCTACGCGGTCGGCACCCTGGTCGGCTGGACCGGCTCCCTGGTGGTCTCCCATGAGGCGCCTGAGGCGGCAATCCTGGCCATCCGGGCGGCTCCTCCGGTGCCTGAGTGGGCCTTCCCCGTCTCCTACAACCCGCGCCGCCAAGGCGCCTTCCACCGGGTGACCGGGCGCCCCTATGGCGACCCCTCCCTGCGCGGCTGCGCTTGGCTCTGCATGTCGCCCGTGAAGATGGGCGCGGTGGGCCTCCGCTACGTCGATCCGGCGGGCAACGGCTGAGATGGCCCGCGCCCTCCTCTGGCTCTCCGCTTGGCTGCTGGCCTGGGGCGCGATGCTCCACCAGATCGGCCTCCTGAACCTCCGCTAACCCTCCCTCGCACGAACGAGACCGACCCATGACCATCGCCAAGGCCCAGGCCGCCGCGCGCCATTACGGCTGCTCCATTCGCTCCTCCAACGGAGAGTTCCGCGTGAACCTCTCGGGCGGCAAGGAAGCCACCGCCTACTACACCAACTGCCTGGACGACGCGGTTGCCACCGCCCGCGCCATGGCCCTCGAAGCGAAGGGGGCCTGAGCCATGAGCTTCCGTGACCTGCTCCCGCAGCTGCTGCCCATGATGACCCTGCAACACGCCCGCGACATCGCGGACATGAGCATCGTGGCGGGCCACCGCTGCGCCTCCCGAGACCGCGCCTTGCGCGCCATTGAGGTGCTGGAGGAGCACCAGAAGAACGTCGAGGACATCCGCCGGGCGGGCCAGCTTCGCGCCCTGCTGGACGTCACCCTGGCGCCCACCGCGTGGCCGAACCAATGGCCGACCTGATCGTGTGGCTGCTGGCCTGGGGCACCTTCCTGGCCGCCTTCTTCTGCTTCACCGCCTGGATGTACGGCTGGTGATGGCCCCCGAGCAACTCGCCGCCGAGATCGAGCGCGCCAGGGCGGAGGTCTTCCGCCTGGAATGCGCGGACGACCGGGCCGCCCTCAACGGCTCCCTCGGGGCCGCCTACGAGCGCCTAGCGCGCCTCCAGGCCCTCCTCGCCTCCTCCTGACCCTCACACCCGCGCGCTGGGCCGCTCCTGGCGCGCGTAGTGAAGGCCCGGCCTTCCATCCCTCGGCGCCCGAAGTGCGCCCGGATGCCTCCCCTACCGGAACAACTCCGATGCCCAACCTGAACGACCGCCACCTCCCGCGCCACATGCTGGAGGCTCTCCGCGACCCCGCGCAGATGCACCAGCCGCGCGCCATCCGCCCTCGCAACGAGATGCGCATGGAGATGCCGCCGCTGCGCCTCGCGGGCTTCCTGCGGTCCCGCATGGACCACGCCGTGGCTCACGAGATCAAGGTCAAGCGCGTTCGCCTGGGCGGCGCGGCGATGCCTGAGGCGGACCACTTCGACCCTCTCGGGCGTCCCCTGGGCGGCGGCCTGCCGCTCTCGCCGGTCTCCTACGGCGGCCTGACGCGGTCCTCCAGGCGGAGCGCCCTGCGCCGGTCTGAGCGCCCCGTGTCGAAGGACTTCGGCGGCGAGTGGGCGGTAGGCGAGCGCGTCCACCGGGTGGCCTCCTTGGCGGAGCTTCAGAACCGCCTGAGGGCGCGAGGCTGGGAGCAGGTCGGCGCGGGCTACTACGGCACCGCCCACGCGAAGGGGGGCCTGGTTTGGAAGATCAGCAGCCGCCACGATGACGGATACAAGGTCTGGGCGTGGATGGTCCTCACCGGCAAGCTGGCCCACCGCTGCGCCAACCTGCCGCGCATCAAGCTGATGCTGGTGGATGATACGGGCGCCTGCGCGGTGCTGATGGAGCGCCTGGACTGCACCCTGGGCGAGGCGATCTTCGGCCAGAAGCCTGCGCATACGCGCCACCACCGCGCCGCCATGGCCTTCGAGGCGGACCACGACAGGTTCCACTACAACGGAAAGCTGACCGGGTTCGACCCGAAGCACGCCGAGATCTTCCACATCCTGCGGCTGCTGCGCCTGGGGATGCAGGGCAGCGAGCAGTTCGAGGGCGCCGAACGCCTCACGCGCCACTCCGAGGACTTCCACAGGGGCAACTTCATGCTCCGCAAGGACGGCACCGTGGTCATCACCGACCCGATCTGCTGACCGCCTGAGCTTTCCCTGAACCCCTCCTGAGATCGAGACGATATCATGCCGGAATATTACAAAGTCCTGATTTTCGCGAACCACCGTTCGCTCAAGCCCATGCACGAGACGCTGATCGCGGCGCGGACGCGCTCCGAGGCGAACCGCATGGCACGGGACGCAGCCCAGGCGGTCGGCGGCTCCTACTTCCGGGTTGAGGCGTGATCTCTTGCGCCTCCCTCCGCCGCCCAAAACGGGCAATGCGGTCCTGTCAACCCTGGGACGCATCTATAGCAACCTCCCGCCAGACGCTGTGGAATGCAGGCGTCTAGTGATGGGGGAGATCATCCGGGCGGAGGCAACTCCACCGGGTGGTTTGGTGCCGGTTTACGTCGTCGGAAAGACGCGCATTCCGGTTGAAATTGCGCTAAACCCAACGCGCTACCACGAGTCGAGACACCCTAAGTGCCACAGGCACGCACCCATTCGAGAAACCCTGGCGGTCGTTTTCAGACCACACCTCCAGAGGCTCTCGGATGGGATAAAATCCCTCCTCTTCAGCAAAGGCTCTGCCTCGGGGAAAGTTCACATTTCGTTGACTTCCCCTTATTCGCATGCCAAAAACCTCCCACCGGACGTGGAGACACCGTCTCCCCTTTCGGAGCGTCTTTCCGAAAATTTATGACCTTGGGACGGCACGGCCGGGACAAAATGCGCTCCATCTTCTTCCGCATTGCGAATGTTGAGTTTTTTGCTGAGTGGGACGGCATCCATGCCTCGGAGCCGTCTGGAATGCGTGTTTTGCATGACGGGGCACTGTTGAAGCTTGGCCGTTTTGCCGTAGTGGTGAGCCGGACACCCCCTAAAGGACGTGCAGAGACATGCCCAACACCCCTAAGCCTCGCGCTGTCGGGAAGCTGGTCGCCTTGTTTGACCTGCTTCGCGATCTCAACCCCGAGATGCCCGCTCAGTCTGCTCTGACGCTGCTCTTGGTTGCGCAGTCGCCAGGGATTGCGATTGGCGAGCTTCAGCAAAGGCTCAACGTCGCATCTTCAACGATGTCGAGAAACATCTCGATAATGTCGGAGCATCGCGGCAAAGGCGAGGCCGGTTTGGGCCTAATCGAGACCCGAGAAGATGTAATGGATCGCCGTATAAAGCGCGTCTGGCTGACCGCTCGCGGCGAGAATGTCCTCAACCGCATATCGACATTATTTGAATGAGAGGTATTGCATGGGCATCCGCGCGCGCGGCGCCGTATTCACCGCCGACATTGCAGTAAAGGGCAAGCGTTGGCGACGAGACTTTCAGACTAGGTCCGAGGCCGAGCAATGGTTCTTAGAAAACCTCGCTCGCGCCAAACGGGGGGAAACACCAGACCTCGGAGAGGCTCCTACTGAGCGCAGCGCAGCTGCCGTAGGAACCCTCGCGATGGCCCGAGACGCCGCCGACGCCCGTTGGTGGCACGACAAGCGCAGCGTGGTCCAGATCAGGCGCCACGCTGCCGAGGCGGTCGAGCACTTCGGTGCGGACACGCCCTGCTCCGAGATCACGACCACCAAAATCGACGCCTGGGCGGACCAGCTGCGCGCCAAAGGCCTCGCAGGGAGCAGCATCAACCACCGCATGGCGGTGATCTCCAAGATGCTCCGCGCCGCCGCCCTCAAGGGCTGGATCACCGCCAAGCCGGTCATCGAACGCGCCACCCCGGCGCCCGGTCGGCTGCGATGGCTGTCCGAGGAAGAGGAGGAGCGGCTGCTGGCCGTCATGCTCCGCCACGGGTGGCTCACCGAGGCTCGCCTGACCCGCTTCCTGATCGAGCAAGGCGCCCGCGTGAGCGAGGCTCTGGCACTCGTCGAGAAGGACTTCGAGGGGCAGCGCCGGGTCACCTTCTGGAAGACCAAGAACGGCAAGCCGCGCACCGTACCGCTCACCAAGCGCGCGCTGGAGTACCTCCCGGCGTTCACCGGGCGTCCGACCGAGAGCGTCTTCAAGCTCTCCTACGGCGGCTACTACCACCGCTTCCTCAAGGCGGTCGCGGAGGCGGGTATGGGGGACGACGTGGTGATCCACACGCTCCGCCACACCAGCTGCTCCCGCAAGGCGCGCGACGGGATGCTGATCCTGGCCATCAAGGAATGGCACGGCCACTCGTCCCTGGCGGTCACCGAACGCTACGCCCACCTCGCTCCGAGGATGCTTGAGGGCGAGCTTGAGCGGCTCGAAGCTGCTCTCATCCGGGCCGCGTAAATCCGTTTCAGACGGTAGACTTCCGACCTCTCCACCTGTAAATCCGCTCCATGTCGCAGGCGTGTCTCGCTGTCTCAACTTGAGACAAACCTGTGCCATGGAGACACCTCCACTCTGCCCGAGTGGCGAAACGGTAAACGCAGCGCACTCAAAATGCGCCGTCTTTTCATAGACTTGTCGGTTCAACTCCGACCTCGGGCATTCCCATTTTTCAACTCAGGTCGGACTCAAAATCCGCTTCTGGTGACAGAGTGTCGGTTCGAGTCCGACCACCCGCACCAAATCTTCCCGGAAAAGGTGCCTTTTGCTGCGGACCTACCTGCCGCTGCTGGCGGCAATCGTGCTGGAGGTCATCGCCACCTCCGCGCTCCAGGCCTCTCAGCAATTCACCCGGCCATGGCCGACGCTGCTGATGGCGCTGGGCTATCTGGGCGCATTCTTCTTCTTGTCCCTGGCGCTGCGCGGCATTCCCGTCGGCATCGCCTATGCGATCTGGAGCGGGCTCGGCATCGTGCTGATCTCGGCCGTGGGCTGGATCGGCTTCGGGCAGAAGCTGGACCTGCCGGCCATGATCGGCCTCGGCCTGATCCTGGCCGGGGTGCTGGTGGTGAACCTCTTCTCCGGCAGCG